CAAACGAATATAGATGGAACAACAGCTTTCATGTATTACATATTGTGGATGAATACAGACAATTTTGCGATACGATATGGAATAATTCTTGATATTTTAACACGTCTTGGAATTTTTGATTTGGTCATTAAAGCAGTTCGTTCATTATATACATTAATAATGGGAGAACATGAGTCCGCTGGGTATTTTGATGAAGTTTTCAAACAAATGAATGATGAGATCAATGAGAAGGAAACAGTTTTTACTGTAGTTCGTGCAGAAATAAAACCTGAGGATGATATAAATATGTTCGAGAAAATGTTGGGATTCCTACAAAGAGGGAGTACAAAATTCATTGGATTGGCTGTTGTTGCCTTGATGACTGCAATGGGAATCAAATATTCAGTCAGTAAGAAAGATCAGGATACTTTTGGAATCAATATAGTGAGTGCTTTTAAGAACATTTCAATATTATCAGCTGGATTGGCAGCAATGCCAAAAATTTATGAAACGATATTGATAATATTTAATGGTGTTGTCGATACTGTTCGTGGTATAGCTGATAAAAACTACAAGACTAAGATCAATGTAGAAGAAGATTTAAAGAAATGGCTTAAAGGTACATATTATTTTGTTGGAAATATTGATTATGTTCTCGTGCATAAACCTGAAATAGCACTGGATTATATGAAAATGAGAAAACTTGGATTGGAAATTCTAAAGAATATTGACAAACTTTGCAGAGATTCTAGAATTATATTTCAATCTAGATGGCGTGACTTTGATTTATTGCATGAAAAAATTCGCACAGCAATTGGCTTTGCTTATGCTGGGCCAGAAATGATACATATTTGCTTGTCAGGAACAGCTGGTGCAGGAAAAACAGATTCAAACTCTGCTCTCAGAAAAGCAGCTGAAAAAGGATTGCAAAGAGCACGAAATAAGATCAAAAAGAAGATTTCTGATGACGAAGAAGAAGCGACAGTTCATCCTGTTCCTTATTATATGAATGAGACATTGCGACATATGGATGGATATAATGGAAATGATGTATTGGTGCTTGACGATAGTAATTTATTCTCAAACCCAGATCAGGTCGCAGTAATAACACAATTATTAATGATATCAGGAAATCCTACGATTGCACAGATGGCAAATTTGTCTGAAAAAGGGCGTTTAATATCAGCCTTAATTATGATTTCTAATACGAACACGCCATATCCCAAAATTGAAAAATTTAACTGTGATCAAGCACTCTGGAGAAGACGTTTATTAATCAATACTGAATTACGTGAAGGTGTTGAAACTTCGAAAGGATCAAGTTTAAATGAGAAGATTGACAACTGGTGCGCCTTAAACAAGAAGAGCAGAACTCAATGTGAACATCTCCAATATTCCATTTTAGTATCAACAGATGAGACAGGAACAACCTTGCAATGTGGAACAAGAAAAATGGAAAGTATGACATTGGAAGAAATATCAACTTTTGTGGATTTGTATACCGAAAAACATTTCTTGACGCAATTCAATAGAGGAGTGGAACGAGATGGCATCAATCATTTAATTGGTGAATATTTTCGAATTATAATGAATAAAGCTGATAAAACTGATGAAAATATTTCTTTGGATACGATTGTTCAAACTCTGGAGACATATTCAAAAGGTTCCGATGAAGAAATTGATAGAATTCCACTGATAGAACTTCTTAAGAATGAACCCAATATCAAAATTAATCATTCTGATTTAAGAAAAGATTTTGAGAATGTAGCGCAGGTTGCTAGATGTTTGACAAAGACAAAACCAGACAATGATGTGATGAATTTAATAAATGGCCAGAAATCTATGAAACGATTCATTCCATATGTTTTGCATGTTTCGAATGGAGTATACAAGGCTGTACCTAGTAAAGAACCAAGTATAGTCTTAGAAGGAAATATAAAAACTGAATTTCTTGAATTCAAAGAAGATGGAGTTTGTCAACTTGTATATCGCGGACCTGAACCAACCATAACAGAATCAATGGTTCTTTTAGGATTTTTAGCTGACAATTTTGATAGAGGCAAGGAGTATCTTCAAGCAAAGTTGAAGAAATATGAAAGAATTCGAAAAGATGAGCCTTTTTATACAGAGCTTAAAACTGAAATTAGATTGGCTTATACTCATACTATTCAATATATAAGTCAAATTGGAAG